GCTCCTGCTTTCCTCACTGCTTATGGTGAGGCAAACCAAACCCTTACTGAGTTGAGCCCTAAAGGTGCTAAAGTACAAGCTAATACTCTGGCTTCTTGGTAATGGCCAAAAAGAAATCAGTCAGTCTACAGATTGGCAAACATAAATCTAGGTCTGGTGGACTGACTGCAGCTGGACGTGCTAAGTACAACCGTGAAACTGGATCTAACTTGAAGGCACCTCAGCCTGAAGGTGGTCCACGTAAGCGATCATTCTGTGCTAGGATGTCTGGTGTTAAAGGTCCTATGAAAGATGAAAAGGGTAGACCAACAAGGAAAGCCCTAGCCCTTCGTAATGGCTAAGCCTGGTCTCTATGCAAACATCCACGCCAAACGTGAGCGTATCGCTAAAGGCAGTGGTGAGAAGATGCGGAAGCCTGGAGCTAAAGGTGCTCCGACTGCTGCACAATTTAAGAAAGCAGCTAAGACTGCTAAGAAGAAGTAAGCAACGTACGTTCATCCCTTAATGGGACGCATACCGCCTGAGCATGGAACGGGGCTCAGACACTTCTTTCCGAACAATGACACAAGTCGAATTGGATGCCCGTGTACGGGAGCAGAAAGCTGCTGACAAGGAGCAGAAGCTGAAGTATCGCGGCGTTGCTTACACACCTAAAACCAAATAAACTTTAATAAGGAATTGCCTTATTAAAGGTTCCCGCTCCTAGCTTTAATAGTTAGTCGGGCTGAAATCCACAGACGTGTGGTTGGACTGGAGGCACCTCAGAGTAGGACCTCCTTTTCTTTGGCTTAGGCCGAGTACGCTCGATACCCTTTGCCATGACGGTCTGGAGAGACAGACAACAAAAAGACAACAAAAATTCTAAGCGCTTAGAGAGGACTACACAAACAACTCTCTCTTTACTATTGTGGCTAACACTACTCAAACTCTGGTAGGTGCTCTTAACAAAGTTAATGACGGCTCCTACGATTCTAAATATGCAACTTACCTGAAGCTGTTTTCGGGTGAGATGATCAAAGCCTATGAATCGGCTACGATCGCTAAGGACACTGTGCAGACCCGTACCCTGCGTAACGGTAAGTCTCTGCAGTTCATTTATACTGGCCGTATGCAGGCTGGCTATCACACCCCTGGTACCCCTATCCTTGGTAGTGGTGATCCTCCGGTGGCAGAAAAGACCATCATTTGTGATGACCTTCTGATCAGCTCTGCTTTCGTGTATGACCTGGATGAGACCCTGGCTCACTACAGCCTGCGTTCTGAAATCTCTGCTAAGATCGGTCATGCTCTGGCCGAAGCTTATGACAAGAAGATCTTCCGCATCATTGCTAAGGCTGCTCGTCAGGCTCACCCCATCACTGCTGCTCCTGGTCCTGAGCCCGGCGGTTCTGTGATCCAACTGGGTGCTACCAACGAGTACAATGCTCAAGCCCTGGTGGATGCCTTCTTCGAAGCTGCTTCCATCCTGGATGAGAAGAACGTGCCCAAGCAAGGTCGTCATGCTGTGCTGTCTCCTCGTCAGTACTACGCTCTGATCAGCCAAGTTGATACCAACATCCTGAACCGTGACTATGGTAACTCTTCGGGCAACCTGACCAGCGGTGAAGGTCTCTATGAGATCGCTGGTATCAGCATCAAGCGTTCTAACAACCTGCCTTTCCTGGCTGGTACTGTGACTTCTGTTCCTGGTGAGAACAACGATTACTCCGGCGACTTCAGCACCCACTGTGGTCTGATCTATGGTCGTGATGCTGCTGGTGTTGTGGAGGCTATCGGTCCTCAAGTGCAGACCACTGGTTCTGATGTTCGTACCATGTACCAAGGTGACGTGATCGTTGGTCGCCTTGCCATGGGTGCTGACTGGCTGAACCCCGCTGCTGCTATTGAGCTGCAGTCGGCTCGCTCCTGATCATAAGTAAGGAGGCAAACAAATGGCTATTACTCCTGGCACTTCTAAAGTTGTGAAGATCCCTGCTAATCAGGTCTTCAGCTCCAGCGGTACCATTGCCTCCTACACTCTGAATCCCTGCTCTCCTCTTGAGGCAGGTCGTCAGGTTGTGGGCAATGGTGTGCTGGATCGTGCAACCACTGGCTCCTCTATTTCCGGAGCAACCGCTACGTAACTCACTTTAGGATAAACAATGTCTATCACTCTTAATGGTAATATCGGTGCTGTGTATCAGCCCGACATGATGCAGCTGTCTAATGTTGTTGACGCTAACCAGATCGTTAACAACAGCTCCACTCTTGTGGATGTGCCTCAGCTGAAGCTGAATGTTGATGCGTATGAGCGTGTGCTCTTCCGTGTTAACCTGTTCTATAACACTGCTACTGGTGCTGACTTTAAGTATCAAGTGGCTGTGCCTGGTTCGCCGACCCTGTATCGTCAGTTGACTGAAGGTATGGCTCCTGATGACACCGCATTCGATCTGGCTGTTGCCACTTCCTCTGCTGCTGTGTCGATCCTTGGTGCTGCTAACACCAACGGTTTCCTGCGTGTTACTGGTGTGCTGGTGAACGGTGCTAATGCTGGTACCCTGCAGTTCAAGTTTGCACAAGATGCTGCAACTGCTAGCGATACCACTGTCTATGCTGGTTCCTTCCTTGAATATCGGAAGTTCTGATCATGGCTAACATCTCTCAAGCCGCTGGTGGCGGTGGTGTGAGCGGCACTGGTGCACCTGGTGCTGTGACTGGTGCTTATGACACTGCTTATGCCGCTAACGGTAACCTGGCTGTGGCTGGCTCTAATGCTGTCCGTCGTTCGGTTTCCCAAACTGGCGGTGCTGTGTCGAAAGTGTTCTCTATTACTTCTGGTTTCCGTACCGCTTATGCTGGTGTGGAAGTTGATAGTCCGGCTCTGGATGCTACCCGCACTGGTGCCTGATTAATTTACTGTGGGAGATCCTTAGTGGTCTCCCTTTCTTTTACTATACATATAACGCTATTGTTATTATGCCATTCTCTACCACTGGCTCTAAGACTGAGCTGCAAGCTGTCAATCAGATCCTGGCGTCAGTTGGTCAGGCTCCAGTTACTTCGATTGATACAGAAACGATTACCGATCAAAATGGTAATCCGGTTACCGTAGTAACCAACCCGGACGTTGCGATTGCTTACAGTACTCTTGAAGAAGTATCGCGTGAAGTACAAGCCGAGGGTTGGACGTTTAACAAAGAGTTTAATGTCACGTTCACCCCTGATAATAACGATGAGATCCTGTGGCCAAATAACGTAATCCAATTGGATCTATCTGATGATCCTAGGTACTCTAGCTATAGAGAGAAGGATACAGTAAAGCGTAATGGCAAACTGTATGATCGTATGAATCATACCTACACTTGGGAAGAACCTGTCTACTGTGATGTACTTTGGTTCTTTTCTTGGGATGACTTACCTTCTCCTATTCAAGATTACATCACCTGTAGGGCTGCTACAATCGTCTCTAGCAGGCTTGTAGGAGACCCTGGGCAGTACCAGATACTCCAGCAAAAAGAAGCCTATGCACGGGCTATGGCGATGGAGTATGAATGCAATCAGGGAGACTATAGTATGTTTGGTTATCCTCGTGAAGGTACATACTATCAAAGCTATCAACCTTATAACGCACTGCAGAGATACTGATGGCAGCAGTTACACAAACTATTCCTACTTTCCTTGGTGGTGTTAGTAAGCAAACTGACATTAAGAAGCAACCTGGGCAAGTTGATGAAATCCTAAATGGCTACCCTGATCCTACTTATGGTCTATTGAAAAGGAATGGTAGTCAGTTCCTAGACTTTATCACTGAGAATACTCCTGGTGAATTTACTGATGGTCATTGGTTCACTGTCTCTAGGGATAACGATGAACGCTACATCGGTGTAATCACTAAGACTGGTAACATCCGTATCTGGAATACTGTTCCTACAATTAGCAGCGGTGTGCTTAACATTACCGAAGCTACTATTGCTAATAAGACAGATGCAGATGTTGTCTCTTATCTAACTCCACCTGCTACAACTAAAGGTGTTGATGACTTTAACACCTTTTCTTATCTAGATCAGACCTATATCATCAACAAGAATAAGACTGTAACGATGGCAGCGAAGAGTAATTACTACCTTCGCACTAGAGCTACAGTTGTTATTGGTAGTATTGATTATGACAGTATTTACAAGGTTGTCATCAATGGTACTCAATATGACTTCACTACAATTGATGAGGCAGGTGCTACTACTCGTGGTTACCCTTTGACAGCTGATGAAATCCTTGCTGGCTTAAAGTCTGATATTGATGCATCGCTTAGTGCCACCTTTGATGTCATTCAATACGCCAATAGCTTGGAGATTGAGATCAAAGATGGTCAGACTCCATTCACTATTGAAGTGGCTGGTGGTATTCAAGGCGTTTCTCTTACCTGCTATCAAGACGATGTAGTTAGTTCTGCACGCCTTGCTGCATATACCAAGCCTGGTAGACGTGTTAAGATCACCAATAGCATTGATGAACGAGCTTCTTACTTTGTTC